ATACATGCAGGCTCTGATGAGACCAAATCTCCAGACGTCTGCTGGACATATTACAAATAGGAGTGTGTGAGATGTTACCACTTTTACCACTGCTTATGCCGCTGATCACAAAGGCGGCTCCGTCTCTTATAGAGCACTTTACCGGAGACGAAAAGAAAGATGCTCCACTGCTGGCAAAGGTAGCGGATGTTGCGAAGGACGTAACAGGCATATCTAATCTGGGTGACGCTGTAAGTGCACTGACAGGAAACGAAGAGGCACAGAAGCAGTTCGGTCTCTCACTGATGGATAAGCAGATCGAGTTTCAGAAGCTCCGCTATGCGGACAAGGATAGCGCACGCAAGCATGAGGAGGCTCTCGCTACCTCTGACAAGGTGCCATTTTTTAAGAAGATATTTCCCGAGATTTTCATGCTTTTAACTCAGTGCGAGCTGGCACTGATCGTGGTGTTTATCATCGCACAAAAGCCTGATCAGGCTGTTAAGGATATTCTGCTCGTTGTGCTCGGCGTTTTGCTGGGGATACTGAAAGATTTCGCTGGTTTCCAGTGGGGCTCTTCTGACGGCAGTAAAAAAAAGACTGATCTCCTGAGCAAAGGAAAGTGACATGAGCTTTAAAGACCAGATGGCAGCAGACATAGATTCTCTCTTTGATACTGATGAGATGGCGGAGGAGACCACTGTAAATGGTCTCTCTGTCGTCATCATCAAAGAGCCGAAGATAAGCGGTAAAGAGAAGGGATACGGAAGCTGGACAGCGCATCAGGTCAATAATGAATCCATAAAGTTTTTTATCCGTGAGGCTAACATGGATGCACCGCCTGTTGTCGGTGCTGAGATCGAGGTCGGCGGAGTGTATTACAGCATCACGACCGCATCATTCGAGGTCGGGTTTTATGCCATAGGCGGCGAGGTAAGGAAATGAGCAAGGGTGACTTTAGCGTAAATATAGACTGGGATCAGTTTATTGAAGACGTGAACGACGAGTTTGACCAGTTCGGCAAAGCTGCAATGATAGCGGTGCCCCGAGCTATTAACCGCACCATAGCCGGAGTTCGTACCCGCACAACTAAGGGTATCCGCGAGAGATACAACGTTAAACAGAAGTCGCTGCACGGCGTCATGACCGTGCATAAGGCTGTACTCTCCACTCTGCACGGAAAGCTAGATATTAAAGGCAGTCGTATCAGTCTGCACGAATTCAGCCCCTCTCCCCGTTTTGGCTCCCCTGCCCCTAAACGTGGGGTATCTGCTGTTGTCTACAGACCGAGAGGACGTGTAGTGCGTGACGGCAGTTTCTGGGCTGATCTGCCACAGAGAGGCAGAGGCATATACAGACGTAAGGGTGAAGACCGAACCCCTATAATCAAGCTCAAAGGCCCGTCTGTCCCTGAGATGGTTGAAAACAATGCGATCATAGAGACCGCACGTATCGACGCTGAGCGTCTGTTTTATGTGAATTATCGCCACGAGATAACTAAGGGGCACAGGTACAGAAAGTTTAGCCAGGGGGATTTAGATGGTTGATCTTATAGACGCTTTAATCCCGCTGATAGAGCAGGAATTTAACAATAGAAAATATCAGGACACCACTGGCACTTATGTGGCTCCTGAATCGTATAACTCCGGACTGCCGCCACGTAAACAGGATGGAGGCAAGCAGCCGACAATACTCTACCAGATACTTTCTGGTGAGGATGAAGACGACGAGGTCACAGAGACTATTGGTATAGACATCATCCCCTGCGTATATGTTCCACGCCGTGACTCGGGAGACGAGATCACTCAGCAGGAGGAGGGAAACAGGGACATATCAAACATGATAACCCTGATAAAGTCCGCACTGCGTAAGAACAGAATCGTGGGCGGGAGATACAGACGCACCGGAAAGATCAGCTGGGCGATACTGGAAGACAGTCCCCAGCCCTCGCCTTTTTTTAAGGCGGTGATCAGAGCTGAATACGAAACAATGATAATGACAGAACCAAATGAGTCGGAGGTAAAAGCATATGGCTCGGACATCAAATAACAATGACGAAGCAACCAAAGAGACAACTGAAACTGTCTCTGAGCAGACTGTAAAAAAACAGGCAGCGACAGCACCAAAAACTAAAACAGCTACAAAGCTCATCTATGCAGGCCCGTCGATAGCACGATTCGGTCTGGTCAGCGGGGCGACATACTCCGCCGGCAGACCTAAGCATGTGCCGGAAGAGCTGCATTTTGCATTTGTGCCTATCGCTGAGTACAAAACCAAATCTGCCAGCGGAGCGTTTAAGCAGCGACTCGCAGATGCCCTGAAAAAGATCAACGGAGGTAAATGATTATGTCTATTAATCATGGAGTACGGGTATCTCAGGTACCAACATCTGTAATCACTCCTGTGCAGGTGGAGGCTGATGTACCAATTTTTATCGGCACAGCACCGGTGCATAAACTGGCTAGCGGCGAGACCGGGTCAGTGAACAGTGTAGAGCTTTTTTACTCGCTGAAAGAAGCTATGGAGACTATGGGCTACGATACTGACTGGAGCAAGTATTCTCTTTGCGAGGCTATCTATGCACAGTTTTATCTGTATGCTGTGGCTCCTGTGTTTATGATCAACGTCTTTGACCCGTCAGTACATAAGACGGCCGTCACAGACGAGAGTGTAACACTGGACGCAGACGGCAACGCATCACTCGCTAACGACGGTCTGCTTAAGGCGGAAACACTGACAGTGAAAGACGAAGCGGGCGCAACAACATATGTGCTTAACACTGACTACGAGGTCGACTATATCGACGGTGTTATCAGCAGGCTGACAGACGGAGCTATCAGTGCCGAGTCAACACTGACAGTCAGCTATACATACGGAGACCCTACACTGGTCACAAAGGATGACATTATCGGCGGTATCGATGCCGAGACTCTGCAGAAGACAGGTATCGCTCTGGCTGATGACTGTTTTCCTAAGTTCGGGTTTACTCCTATGCTGATGGTGACACCTGGCTACTCTCATCATAACGATGTCGTGACAGTAGGTCTGGCGAAGATGGGCAGTCTGAACTCTCACTTTCAGGGCTTTTTCGTTGCTGACATAGACGACACAGAGGCCACAAAATACACCGACACTGTCGCATATAAGAACAGTAACAACCTGACCGACACCGACCTGATACTCTGCTACGGCAAGCTCGGGCTGGCTGACAGGATTTATCATCAGTCAACACAGTATGCTATCGCTAAGCAGTATCTCACATCGACAAACGACGGTGTGCCATACGAATCACCATCTAACAAGTCATACGGCATGGACAGAGTGGTTGTTAACGGCGAGGAGCTGGTACTCGGACCTGATGAGGCGAACTACCTGAACGGTCAGGGTATCATCACCGCTCTGAACTTTATCGGCGGGTGGAAGTGCTGGGGTAACTATACCGCGTGCTATCCATCAAACACAGACGTCAAAGACTACATGGTGCCTATCCGCTCTGTATTTTTCTGGTTCGCCTCTGAGCTGATCAGAACATTCTGGCAGAAGGTTGACAAGCCTATGACCAAGCGTCTGATCGACACTATCGTTGACAGTGCAAACTACAGGCTGGCTGGGCTCGCTGCCAGAGGCTTTATCCTCGGCGGACGTGTAGAGTTCAATGAGGCTGAGAACAATATATTAGACCTGATGGGCGGCTCACTGCTGTTTCATCTGTACATAACACCACCGGGGCCGGCACAGGATATTCACTTCCAGATGGAATATGACCCTGACTATCTGCAGACCCTGTTCGGATAAGGAGGCTATAAATGGATAAAGGAGCAATCCCCGGAAGGACTGAGAACTTTCGGGTTTATATCGACGGAACAGACTATGTCGGCGTAGCAGAGGTCACTCTGCCTGACATAGAGTTTATGTCTGACACTGTGAAGGGTTCCGGTATCCTCGGCGAACTGGAACTGGAGAGCATGCAGACAAAGGCAATGGAGGTGAAGATTTCATTCACATCCACTAACGGCAACACAGACAGCCTTGCCGCACCGAAAGAGTTTAACATCGACCTGCGTCAGGTGATCACCTCTTATGACAACGGCTCTGCTGTTTATCAGGAGACAGGCGTTAAATACGTTATGCGCGGCAGACCTAAAAAGCTGACCGGAGGCAAGCTCGCCACATCTGAGAAGCAGAGCAACGAGTATGACCTTTCAGTGACCTACTACAAGAAGGTTGTCGATGGCACAGTAAAATTCGAGATAGATAAGTTCAACTATATATACATGGTGGACGGCACAGACTATCTCGCTAATCAGCGTAAAGTGCTGGGGATAGGCTAATGGACCCTAAGAACATGGACTTATCACAGATAGACTGGACAGCAATGATGGAGGCAGCCGCAACTGGCGGCTTTCTGGACAAGGTTGTGGACGGCAGGTTTGCCAAATGCAGAGAGGTAGAGATCGAGCTGGTGTTTCCTATCAGTATAGATGGTATTGAAACATCGAAGGTCACTATCAGCCGTCCGACAAACGCCGTCAGAGACTATGTGAGCAAGATGAACCTGCCTACATCCAGAGAACGTGAAGAGACGCTAATGGCGAAGCTTTGCGGTATTAAGATAGATGATTTCAAACAGATAGACGAAGACGACTATCGCGAGATCGTGGCGGTGTATGACAATTTTTTCTCACAACACCCGAGGACAAAGGCACCTGGACAATAAAAGAAGCCGTGATGGCTATGTCCAGATGGACACATACATCCATAGTCTTTTACTGGGAGATGGATGATCTGGAGTTTTCGGAGTGGATAGACTCTTTTGTAAAGGCTCTGGAGAGCGAGGAAAAGGCGTGAAGCATAACATAAACGCCCCCCTTAATCGGGTAAAAGAGAAAAGCAGATAAAATACAGGCGGCACCGATGCTGGTGAAAAAGGTTTGATCTGCCGGGGTTATGTCCGGTGCGTTAAACACTACCAGCAGCGATGCTGCCATTGTAACAACAACGGAGATCGGATTAGTGGCATCAAAAATGTTATTATCGCTAGGCATAGCTGCAGCCCTCACCAGTTCGTTTAGCTCTAGTATAAATACTGCACGCTCAAAAATCAATACGTTAAAAGACCGTGTGGATGACCTGACGTCCACTCAGGCGAAGATCAAGGCTATCCCTAAGCTGAGAGACGAGATAGGTCAGACAGAGAAACAGATCGCCACTGCAAACAAGAGGGTTAGAGACCTTACTATTGCTATGTCGCAGAGTGACAAGGTCACTAAAGATCAGGTTAAATCATTTAATGCCGCTAACCGTCAGGTAGACGACCTGAACGAGAAGCTTTCCGCACAACGCAATATCCTGAAAGGAAACATAGATGACCTACAGAAAGCGGGCATCAGTGCCGACAAATACGCTGACGCAGAAAAAAGGCTGGCTGACCAGATCAGCCGCACAGAGAAGCGGATGCAGACCCATCAGAGCTATTCCAGCAATATGGACAAGATACGTGCGAAACGCGAGAAACACCAGACCAATCTGGTAGGTGCTACTGCCGCTGTGGGCACTGTGATGGGGCTGGTCTCCACCGCTAGGGGCATCCAGCAGGCACAGGGTGATATATCTACCCTTGGCGTGTCAGAGCAGGGACTGAAATCTATCACGAATGCGGCTCTTAATTTTTCAAGACAATACGCAGGGACAACAGCCCCTGATTTTATACGTGCATCATACGACATACGCTCCGGTATAGAGGCAATATCTGAGCAGGCCGTAGGCCAGTTCACAGCTATGTCTGCTATGACAGCCGCCGCAACCAAGTCTACTACTGATGTCATGACCAACCTGTTCGCTAAAGGCTACGGGATATATCGTCAGCAGTTTGATAAGGTAGGCGAGGCAGCTATAGCCGGATGGAATAAGATGTCCGCAGAGGAAAAGGATATTAAGTTCGGCGAGTATTTCAGTGCGGGGATATCCTCAGCAGTGAAACAGTTCCGGACAGATGGACAGCAGATGTCTGCTGCTATAACCAGCCTGGGAGCGTCCGCTACGTCCGCAGGCTACAGCATGCAAGATCAGCTTGCCGTTCTGGGCACACTGCAAAAGACTATGAGCGGTGCCGAAGCCGGTACGAAGTTCACCGCATTCTTAAAGAGTGCATCAAAGGCTGGCAGCGAGCTCGGACTGAGCTTTACAGATTCTAACGACCAGCTGCTCCGTGTGCCGGAGATACTAAATAAGCTTAAAGAGAAGTATGGCGACACCCTCTCCGCTGTCGAAAAGCAGGAGATAGCTAAGGCATTCGGCACTGACGAAGCTGTTAAGATGATCGACCTGTTATACGGCGACATCGACGGGCTGGACAAGGCCGCTGATGGTCTGGCAAAGAGTATGAGCCGAGGCAAAGCCGCCACAGAAGAGATGGCGAAAGCCGGACAACGTGGGAAAGAGATAGAGCTGATGCATCAGCAGATACAGGCTATGACCACAACTCTCGCCACAGGTGTGCTGCCGATTATTAACAAAGTCGCTGCCGGCATAGGCTGGATGGCGAATAAGATATCTGCACTGGCAGAGCGGTTCCCTGTGATGACAGGTGCGCTTACCTCTGTTATCGCTGTTATCTTAACCGCCGCTGCGGCTCTGACCGCTCTCGGATGGGCTGGTACTTATGTAGCCGGAGGGTATCAGACATTTATATTCCTGACGAAGCTGCTGACCGACAGGCTGACATATCAGGC